TTTTTTATATATTTTAAATGATCAACAGCTTGCCCTTGTTCTTCTGATACCCAAGCAGCAAATTCTTTTTTTCCTTGTGGATTAAAATAAATTCTATGGAGTAAAGCAGCCTTAGCCATTGTTGACTTAGAATGACCTCTAGGTAAAACAACGCACAATTTTCTAAGACTTTTGTCTAATAATTTATTTCCAACTTCATAATGAAATGGAGCTGGAGATGATTTCATAAAGTCGTCTGGTAAAAACAGTTGACCAAAAGCAATTAAGTCTTTTGATACTATATTTAAAACTCTTTCTTTTTCTGAAAGACCACTTGAGTTTATATTAAAATTATCTATTGTACCAATCTCCACTTTGAATTACTCTGAACATATTACTTCTTTGCATTAGTTCATCTCCTGCTACATAAAGCCAGGCTTTTTCTTTAGAACCATCATCCATACTTACTTCAGCCTTAACTCTTCTATATAAACCAGAACTTATTCCTTCGTACATATCATATCTAACTAAGTCTTCTTCTGACACATCGTGAACTTCTACTATAGTTCCAGAACCTTTTTCGTTTTGTATTACCGCAGGAAAACTTTCGTGCCCTGGATAAACCAAAGAAGATTTTTTTACAACACCAGTATTTTTAGAACCAGCTCTAAGGGTTCCATATACAGCTAATTTCATTGCTTCCTCTTGATTTTGATAGTTATACAGCAAACTAACTTACTCCGTGAACATCTGGCATACCAACGTACTTTATTTCTAAATTATGTGTATAAACTGTTAAACAGTTAAAACATTCAACGTAGTATTTTTTGTTTTCTAAATTATGTATTATAAAAGATTTTGGAAATAATTTATTTCCACAAAGCTTGCAGCTACTTGATGTCAACTTCTCTTTCAGCGCTTGCAATTTGTTTGACTTCTCCTGAACCGATGGCATCTAATTGTTCCTTTGTAAAACCTTGGAATACAGCTACTGACTCTGTTCTTTTTTCAGTATCCATCATCCCAGTTATTTGCATTAATGTTTTAATAGCTTGTATTTTATCTCTATCATTTGAGCCTTGACCATCTACTATTGATTTCATTTGCTCTAGCAAGTACAAAGGCGTAATATCTGCATCCACTAAAACCTTATCTATTTCTTCTCTAATCAATTTTTGTATCCTTTTTGCTTTTAATAAAATTTTAGCTTGACTTTCAGCATACTTTTTATTTTCAGTAGGATATGCTTTTAAAAAAGCGTCTACTAAATCAGTACCTTTTGCAACAAATTGAGCAAACAAAAACTCTCTTTGAGTAGTTTTCTTTTTTTCAATCTTATGTCTATAAGCACTAGTATCAGCCAATCCAAACGAATAAAGATTTTTTCTAGGATCACCTTCCATTTTAGTTTTATCTGTACACACAAAAGTTCCAAGAGGTACTCTGATATAATTTTTAATAACTTTATCAGACCCAGATGCTTTTAACTTCCCTCGCTTCAGAACTTGACAAACCTGACCATCGTCTGAAACTACCCAGTTACCTTCGGTACCATCCCTCCAATTATATTTAACATCTATATTGGGATTGTACCTCTTAAACTCTTCTATATTTTTATATATAAAATGATTAATCTTATTTATTTTACGAGTAATCATCTATAATATAATATAAGCGATTTTACACATAAAGTCAAGAAGAAGACCTAGTGTTAACATTTGTTTGCAGCATATTACTTTTACTTCTAATATGTGGAGACATACATCCTTCGCAGTAAAATATTTGATATTTACTTGCTCCAGTATGATAGAACTTACCAGTCTCTACTAAAGAATCTCCACCACAAACAGAGCAAACATTTTCATCCATCATTACAGCTATGTTCGGATGATTCTTTATGTATGGTCTTAACTTAAGATACATTTCTTCCAAACCAATAACATCTGTTTTGTTGTATCTTTCCATTCTTTCCAAAGCCTTTTCATCTCCATTCATACAATCCAACCAAAGTTGAAACTCTGTATCTAGTTTTTCTTCTAACCCTAAAAACTTAGTAATATAATCTTGTTTATTAGAACTAAATGCAAATTCTTTTCTTGCAACTTTAAGTGTGTCTATTGTTTTGTATGGCATAGGTGGTATCATTTCATTAGCAATAAACCTTGCCTTTAACTTTCTTAAATCAAACTTATCTCCATTATGAGCAATTACTATATCCGCTTGATCTAATAGTTTCCAAACAGAATCTATAATTCTTTTATCATCTCTATCCCTAGCTTCCTTAGGTGTTACTACATCACTTAAAACTTTATCATCATATAACCATTTTGCAGACCAACTAAGCACATACCAATCCATAGACTTATTATTCTTGTCTTTCATTATACTCATCGGGCCAACATACTGTTTTCCAAGGCTCCAAGCCCACACAGCTATAGGGGTAGTCTCAATATCTAAAATTAATATCTTAGGTAGGTTAACAACATTCATCTTTTTAAATGGTTTGTTTAAACGCATTGACTCTATTTTCCTAGTTACAGCCTTATACGTTCTGTCGTAACCAAAAGCAGCCAAGTCATTATGAATATCAGACATAGTTTTGGCAGTAGTTGAATACTGTTTAAGTATTTTTACTTCTTGATTAGTCCATTTCATTTTTTTTACCTATGTTTAGTATTTTTAACATTCCTTTTATTATCAAGGCTTCCACTAAATAGTATAACTTTCTCATTTACCCCACTCTTTCTCAGATACTAGTTGAGCAATTACACCATAAATAGATAAATCACGAAATGCGTCTAGATAGGTTTCATCTGCGACAGCGTTATTACCTCTATGCTTTACAATAATGTTTTTTAATCTGTTAACTTTATCATTCATTCTTATAACTAAAGCTGTTAAGGCAAACATTCTATCGTCATCGCTCTCTAGGTCTCCTCCTAAAGTTATATTGCCGCTACCATAGTCATATTGTTTTCTACAGAATAATTTATACTGTTCATCCGTTATCTGGTTGAACCTCTTCATCATTTTTGGATATGCTTTCTCTATCGCATCGATCACTTCTTTTTCTCTCACTTGACTCTTCCTTTCCCCAACCCCACATAGGCTCTGAATGATACGTACCAGAACCTCTATAACGATTGGAACTAACGATTACATCGTCTATTATTTTCTCTAGGAACTTTATTTTCTTTGCGTTTACTTTTTTCATACTATTCCTGGAATCACCACTCTATCAAAATAACCACAACCTTTATCAACAACACAATCTTTGTTTTCTTTTTTAGAATCTATATGTAATACCAGCTTGTTCTCTACAGTCCTCATATCACAACCTAAACACTTACCAGCATCCCAGTTGGCACAGTGTAGACGTGCGTGTTGCTTTTTATAATTTTCCATACACTCAATATAACTCTAAAAAGTATTTTTGTCAAGTAGTAAATTACTTGTTGACAAAGGCTTATATAAGACTTATATTGTAAGTAACTAGACTAGTCAAATATATAATATATATATATATATATTATTAAAAAACAAGTTATTAACATAACTTGCAAAAAGATTTGGAGGCATTATGAACGGAAAAGGAGACAAGAGTAGAGTAACTAATTATACTAAGTATAGAAAAAATTATACAAAAATATTTGGGAAATGGATAAACAGTAATAATATAGAGATACAACTTGATAAAAAAAGAAAGGTTGAAAAAAAGTCAAAAATATAAATTTGTAGATCGCCTAAATTACTCCCAAAACTTTAATATGCATGGTTATATACCTAAAAAGTAAAAAAACTCTAAAATGAGGTAAATTTGAGCGAAATAGAGCTATATCTACTATTGATTGTAACCCTACTTTTAATACTACTACAGAAATACACTCCTAAATTGTAAAAAATAGCACCATTTTGTGTGCGTTTCTTTTTACCGCCGTAGCCCCTCCCCTGCTTATTGATACTGAGTCGCAATTTCAGTTGAAAAAATCCCATTTTAAAACACTTGCTTTATATAGTTAAAATTTTGTAATTTGTAACGTGCTACACCCAGGTTTATGCTTAATGAGAATGAGTCTCAATATCGATCTAGCATAAAAGCCTATTTAATGAGAATGAGTCTCAATAGCAATAAGGCAGCCTGGCCGTCTCTAAAAAAATTTTATCTCTAAACTTCTTGTATCTAATATAAATTTGTAGTATATTATAGCATATGAACAACCCCCTCAAACCCAAGACCTCAGAAATGCTATTGAGACTCAATCTCAATAATACTGATAATGAGACTCAGTCTCAACTTGGTATGAAAGGAGGTAAATTGACAACTAGACAAGAAAAGAAAGAGAGTAATAATATGCATGGTGCAATTATAACTAAATCAGAGTTAGACTTATTAGCAAAGTTACAAGCTAAGGGAGTTTCAATAGATACAGAATCTATAAAGAACGAATGCGAGATAGTAGAAAAGAAAGAGAGAGAATCTCACGTAGACTTTTGTACAGACTCTGAAATTAAAGAAAGCGTAAATAAGACTAGAAAAGAAGTAAAATCTCTAAAGGGTTTTAAATACGATAAAACTACTTTAACAGCTAAGCAAATGAAAAAGCTAGGCTCTAATTATAAGAATGTTTCTAAGGTTAGAGTTTCAGTAGATAGCTACGATATTAATATAAAAGCTACCTATAAATTTTTAGACGCTAACGGCAAAGAAGTCAAACCAGCTAAAGAGGTGAAAGAGAGCTAGAAAGTAAAAAACCTTACAAGGAAAGCCCGTAGAAATACGGGTTTTTCTTTAACCTATTTTTACTCTAACTAAAGAAATTGAGAGATAAATGTTAAATCAATCTTATAAACATATTACAGAGATTGACCATTATATAGACAATGAGGATAGTAAGAAAGATACTATTCTTATAGAGATTGAACATGTAGATAATAAATGGCTGCTTTTTATGCATGGAGAGAAAATATTTGCTAGAAAGACATTGAAAGAGATTAGCGAGATATTATTCTATATGCGTAGTCATCTCTATGATAATGGAACGTACATCAATGTATATGATAGAAACAAACGTAGTCTAATCAAAGTAGGCTACAAACATATGAATAGAGTGCTTAGCTCACTAGAGCAATGGGAAGAGAAAGAGAGAATGTACAAGCACAATCTAAAGCTACGTAGAAACCAGACTCAACCTATAAGAAGCACCACTAAGAGAATAGACCCCAAGCTGCTAAGACCGATTCTTAGAGAGGAAAAGACCTGGTAGAGTGATAAGCGATAG